AGTTGGCGTTGCTGGAAAAGTAGATGTTAAACTAATAAACAATTCTACCTTTGAACCAGTTTGCCCTGCTTCATTTACTTGAACTAAAAACGGCGTTCTTGCGTACATTTTCTTTTATTGCTATGTCTATAATATTGCTAACTGTCAATACATAGGGGTTAATTAATTCAGTTGGTAATTTCTTTAAACTCGTTTCGATTGCATCACTAAAGAATTTTGAGGGTTTAATACCTTTGTTATAAATCGAACGTGCAATAATAAATTGAAGCGTTTTTCTCGGTAACAATTTGCCCTTTGCATCTCGTGGTGCAATCCCTCTTCTAACTATCCATTTATCTAAACTTGACGGCGGTGGCATTTTATCACGAAACGAAAACCTACTACCTTGGTTTTTCTTTTTTCCGTTTACCCCTTGGTCTTGAAAGAACCCGTAATCTTCCATTTGAAAGCCTACACGGATAGAATTTTGGTAAACCTTACTTTCACCTTTAATCGAATTATAAAGTTTCTTAGAAGCGTTCTTTTTACGTTTCGTTAAATTCGTTCTTGCTTGTTTAACAACGCCGTCTACAAACTTTTGAAGTGCTTCCGCTCTTGGGTCTTGACTCATTTCGTTAAGCGTTTAAATTCTCGTTGTTGTAAGTCATCGCTCTGTTTTGTAAACGTGAGAAAAGTGAGACATTTTCTAAGTCCCAACTTGGTGATTTCATCGAATTTTGTAATGTTTCCTTGAGCGAGGACATGTAGGCTTCCATACCACCCCCAGTGCTTTCCAAATTGAGTTCTTTCACTAAGTGAGTTCTCATTTCCTGCGTTGTCTCCGTCTCCAAAAATGTCAGGGTAGCTTTCAATAAGTCTTTTTCTAAAGTCCAAAAAAAAACATTCGCACCCTTAACGATTTGTAACGGTGCAAACTTCATTAAGTCGCTGTATTCATCGCTTCCGTTGTAATCGTGAATTGAATAACGGTCTTTAAATGTTTCTTTAATTGGTCGATACATTACCGCCATTGCTTTGTGAAAAGTTGAAGCATCTTGCAAGTATTTTTCTAAATCCACGTATTCGCCGAAACTAATCTCTTCTAAATTTGGAATAAATCCGAACTCCAAATCTTTAATTTTAAATCGTTGTTGGAACGTTCCTTCAGCTTCTAATGTTTTTGTAAGTGAAATAATTAACTCGGTTAAATCAGTCATTCGCATTTTAGCGATTGATTTTAATTCTAAACCAGTGAAACATTGCACCATTTGCTCCATTAAAAAATCTTCGTCATCACTATTTTGAGAAACGTTAACGAATTTTTGATAAGCACTAAGTGGTATTTCTGCAATCGATGTCGGTATGTTTATTTCAAGTCTCATACCTATTAAACTACAAAGTCTAATAAATGTTGTAAACGCCCTTATTCGTGCTTATGGATTCCATTTCGTGGTAACGAAGTGCGTCAATAGCGTGGTCGTTGCCCCCTTGCGGTTTGTTAGTTGTTTTTCCTGTTCTATCAACGTCCCAACAATAACCACGAAGTTCTTTAATTAGGTTTGTGCTATCGCTTGTAACTAAGTATTCTTGCTGTTGCATTACGTCAATACCATAGTTAATTGAGTCTTTGCCTTTCGTTACGGGGTAAATCTGTAAACCCCTACGCCGTATTTCTTCAATGGATTTCGGCTCTGCTGAATCCGCATAAATAACAGCATCTTTTGGTAGTGCGTTTGCAATATCTCCGTTAAGCATTCCCGTACGATAAAACAATTCTTTAACAATTCGCTTGTCGTTCCATTTGTAAACTGCAATTGCTGAAGTTGGATCGTTGGTATAACCGAAGTCTAATCCGATTCCTAACAACCTTGCTTCGTTTGGAATAGTATCTATTGTTTGCCAGTTGCTGAATACAACCCCTTGTAAGTTTCCGATTTGCCCTTCGCCGTAAACCCTCCACCAATTCGCCCAATAGTTTGACGTTTTAGCTTTCTCTTTCTTAATCATTAAATCTTCGAGCGTTTCTTTTGAAATACCTTCATTATCTAAGTAAGTAAGTAGTAAAAATTCTGCGTTGTGCTGTGGTAATATTTCAGAATGCACCCAAAATTCATTATCGGGATTAAAGTCGATATACGTTTCTGAACTCCTAATCATTAAAGCATCTGCAATAATAAATGGAATGTGATTTGCTTCGTTAAGAAATAGAATATCACGCTTACCACTTGCTTTTGCTTTACCGTCACTATCAAACGATTTAAACTGCATTCGTGATCCATTTGTAAAAGTATAAATCAAAGCTGAAGCGTTCCAATTGTTTTCTATCCAACGATTTGTTTCAACCATTATAGTTTTGAAAATATCCAATGCTCCCTCTTTAACTGCTGGCAAAGTTTCTGCTACAACGGTTATTTTTATTCGTTGTTCTTTGATTGCCCTATCGATTAGAATAGGAATGATAGCGTATGTTTTCCCTGCATTCGTGCCTCCTTGAATAACACGAATACGGGATTGCATTTTAAGTATTCTGTTGACTGCTGTCGTTCTCTTGAACATATTGGTCGAATACTTTTTTTAATTCGTTAATCCTATCTAATAAGCAACTGCCACAAGTTGTAAATTCAGCGTGTTTGTTGAATGTACTTGTGTAAATTTGATTTAATCGGTATTGAACCGTTGGAATAACTGAACCCCTTGTAACTTCAAAAAATTCCTTTAGAAAGTTGTAATCTGCTTCGCTTAAACAATTAGGTTTAAAATAAGGAAATAACTTATTTAACGCTTCCTTTCGTTGGTCGCAACCACAGTCAGTTCCTGCTACAAATTTAACAAGTGATTTGATTCCCGTTGCTGTTGTGATTTGGTCGATAGTGTCTCCTAATCCTTGTGCTTTTTTTCGTGCCATTATATTATTTTTTAAATTGTAGTTCTTCAATTTCTTTAAAAATATCTAAAATTAAATTACCATCAATAGTTTGAAATAAGTTGTTCATTTCTTGAACGTGAATAAAGGCTAATTCTTTTGCCCTCATATCTTTGTGAGCTTCTGTTCCGTCTAAATATTCCAATTCACAACGGAATAATAAACAAACTCTGTATGCGTGTTCTTTTGCTGTCATATCAATTTATTATTATACCACCAACGTGGTTCTATTTCAGTATTCAAATCTTCGCATTCTGTATCTTCTTCGCCGTTCCAAATAACACTAATCAATTTATATTTAGTTACTATGTTGTTTTTAACTTCAGTAACTTTTCCAACAAAATAACAATCGCTATCTTCAATATCGTGAATTATATCTCCAACATTAAACTTTATTTGTTCTGTTAATTTACAACTCATATCAATTCTAAATCATTGTTTATTAAATCTAAATAGTCATCACCACAATTCACTCTAATCTTTTCTTTACATTCCCCTATCACTTCAAAGATTGAACGCAAACTAATATCCGTTCCGTTTGCTATATCTCTCATTGAATGGTTACCCGTTAAATACAATCTAAATAGTGTCTGGTCGTAACTGTGCCACTTGTTTATTTCATCGTTAATCTTTGCTCTAAACCTATTTTGTGCTTGGTAAAATTCACTATTATCAACATCTGCAATTTCCAAAGGTAGATTATTTATCTTAGATATTTGCTTTTTTGCCTTTAGAAAATTTAAGAATATAGATTTAAGGGTTAAGTGAATGAAGTATTGGTTTATTTTTCCGTTAACGATAATATCTTCGGGTCGCTTGTTTCGGTCTAATCGCAAATACATTTCTTGTACCAAATCTTCAGCATAAAAGTACTCCCCGAACTTGTTAATTGTTCGGACGTAATCTTTATGATGTTTAGCAACTTCGCTTAACCATTCCATTATTCATCTGGAAAAAGTGGTTGCTCGATAATAGTTGTTTCTGTTGATTCTTTCAATCCGTTTAATCGTTGTGTTATACTTGGATTGTAAAACCCTAATAAACCGCCCGTTATTTGGTCTTGTCGAATTTCTTGTTTTATACGCGAACAGATAGCAACAAAGTCATTGTACAACTTATCTTTATTGTCAAAATATTGACCAACACAACCGTAATTATTATAGCAAAATATCTCAAATCCTTCTTTAGTGTAAGGTACTTTTTGAGGTTCTTCAACTCGTTCGCCGTCTTTACCTACAAAGTGAACTTTAACCCACTTAAAAGATTCTTGTTTAACGTGTTCTTTGTATTCAATCCACGCGTTTAAAAGTTCTTCGGGTTCTTTGAATATTCTTGTTGGGTGTGGTTTTTTCATATCGTTAAAAATTTTATAACTTCATTTTCTATAAAATCAAAAAGCTGTTTGTCAATTTGTGTTTTGCATTCTAATTTTTGAGTAGTTATTTCAAAGGTACATTGTAATTTTAATTCTGGCAAATGTGTCCAAACAGATTCTAATTTACGCACAAAAATACCATTTTCGTAAACGTCAATAATTGCTACTTTATTCCCTTTCATTCAATAGGTATTAAATTCTGTATTTCAGTTTGGAACGTTTCAAAATCTATCCACTTACAAAGGTAGTAAATTCCACCATCGTTTTCCACTTCAATTTGTCTTGCTTTTTGTGAATCACGTTGTTTATCTTTTCCTATCTTTAACTCCAAAGATAAAAACTTTCCGTTAACCATTCCCTCGATGTCGCTCATTCCTTTATTTTCAGAACGAATGTAACCTATACCTACTCTATATTTTCCCTCGCTTGAAATACGTCTTATTGACTTGCTGTTATAAACGTAACGTATGTAATCAACGATTAGTTTAGTTATTTCGTTAGTGTTTGCGTTTGGTATTTTTAAAGTTTCTTTTTTCTGAATAACAAATTCGTAAGGTATTCCGTTTTCCGTTTGTCGAACCTCAACTAAACGTTTTTTAACAATACGTTTTTTATCTAAATCGTATTTTTTAAACGTAACTTTTGACGGTGGTACTGTTGTATTTAAACAGTCAATCATGTGAACGTAATCAATGAATTGTTTTAGGGTGTAAATAGGCATTACCAAAATTTTATTAAGAAGTGAATAACAACATACCAAAATATTAAACCTAATATTGGGTAAAACCAAAAGAAATCTAAATTATCATTTTTCATACCGTTTCAATTTTAAATTCACGTGAATAATTACCACTCGCTTTGAGTTGTTTCTTTTTCCAAAGTGCTAACTGACGGCTCGGAAAATACCATGCCTGAAAGTTAGCGTATGTTAGTTTATAAGTCATTTTTTTTGTGTATTTTATTGTAATGGCAATCATAACAAACAGATATTAATTCAAACATTAATTCATTTTGCCAGTTTTCATAAGTTTTGTGATGTACTTCTGTTGCTGGTTTTTCTAAACAACCTTGACACAAATAATTATCTCTTTTTAATACTTTTAGTCTTATTGTTTTCCATTGATTTGTTTGTAGATATTCAGCATGTTGTAATCTCCAATTATCTATTTGATTTTGTCTTTTTACATTAATGTATTCAGATTGATATCTTTCATAAGTAGGCCCGCTTTTTTCTAATTCTTCGCTGTATTTTTTTATTTCATTTAATGCAATTTTTTCTTTTAAATTAGGTACATCAGAATGCTTTATTGCTGAACCCGAAAACTTCATTCCGCATTTTTGACATTGTTTAGATAATATTATAGTTCCGCTTTCACTTATCTTATAAACATATTCAAAATAATGTTGTTTATTTTCGTTACAGTTTTCAATTAACCATTGATTCAACCAGTCATTATAACTTAATAATTCTTGTATCATTTTTCTTCTATTTTTTTGATTAAATTAATTATTTGTTGTCTTGAAACCCCTAATTGTTCTGCTACTTTTGTTCTGTTAAAATTAGCATCTGATTTATAAATAGCTAATAATTTATCAAAGGTTGTTTCTGCTCCTTTCATAGCCGTTTTAATATCTTTTATTTCGGCAGCTTCAATCTTAATTTTCTTTGCATTCATAACAAAATAATCGCTTAATTTTTCAGCTTTTAAAATGCTTTCTTTTGTTATTTCAAAGTAGTTTGGTTTATTTTGAAAGTAGCAATCAAACAAATGAATAAGCAAAGCAAATCTTGGAATGTAACTTTTCTGTTTTGGATACATTGACTTTAAATATTCGTTTTCTTCTTCGCTATTTTGTTCGCGTGTAATCTTATTAAAAATCCTTTTCCATTCTTGTTTGGCTTCTTGCTTAAATTTAACTGTTTGAGTTATAATTTTATTTTCATTGTCACGTTTTAAAATTGTATTTTTCAATCCTTGATAAAACTTTGTTATCGTATCTGAATACCATTGAATATCTGCAGGGTGCATTTCGTTTTCGTTGTATTCTTCAACTTTTGCATCTGGAAAACTTAACAACATACGGTCTAAAAATCCGTTATCTTTATTTTCATCTGTTGCAAACGTATTAAAAATACTTGGTTGAATACCTCCCAAAACAGGAATAAATGGTTTATCAATAAAAGAGCCTTTACGTGTCATTCTGTTAACAGAAACACTATTAGCACTCCAACAACTTAACCAAAATTCCAAATCAGAACCTGCGCGATATTTATTCATATCTTTAAACCATCCAGCAAGTTCATCTTTAAAAACTCCAACACAATTATCAGATTCTTGGTGCAAATCAACAAGGGCTTCTAATGTAATATCATTTGCGATAAATTGTGTCTTTTTTGGTTTTGGAGGTTCGGGATGGTCTTCTTTTTCTTTTTTAGTTAAATCATTATAATAATTAAAAACATCCGATTGGTCTATGTACCTTTTAATCTCTTTTGAGTTTAACTTTTTTAAAGGTTTAATAATATTATCAATACTCGGAGTTTTACCAATACCAGCGCGACCAACAACTGCTATCCAAATCACTGCGGGTTCATTCCATCCTTTTTTAACTTCAACATCGTAAGTATTCCCAACACAAACAGAAATTAACCAAAGTAAAGAACAACCCATATAATCTATATTTGCATCTAATTTTTTATTACATTCTAAAATATAGTATCTAATTTCTTCGGGAAAAATATCTAAAGGAAAATTAATGTTTCCAATAGGTAAAGGTTTTTCAATCTTTGGTTTATTTTGTTCGATTTCTTTTTTTAACCTACTTCCAAAACCTTGTTCATATAAATCTTTACTCGCTAATTTAAAATCTTCATTGTGATATTTATAAGCGTATGCAACAAATGGACTTATTAACTTTTCATTTGGGTAAATAGTACCAGTTGAAAAAAGAAACATACAACCACTATCTTTAAAAACATAACCGCTGTGTGCTGACGTTGCACCGTGTCTTTTAATTAAATAATGGTCTTTCTTTTGACCGTTAGTAGGAATAAAAAAATCATCTTGAATAACGCTCCAAATATCAGTTTTATCGTTAAAATCCTGCCACGGGGTTATCTCATCTTCGGCATAGGTTCGTTTGTCTTTCTTTGGTTCTTCAGGTGCTTTTTCTATGTAGTTGTAAGCCTTTGAAATATTCCACAAAGTTAACCTATCATCATCTGAAATAAAATCTAATTGAAAATAAGAACGCGTCTTTTCTACTTTTGCTCCAGGGTAAACAAAAACATAACCACCAATTCCGCGCGTTTCAATTATCGCTTCTTTGTGTCCTTTTAACTTTGCTATTTTTGTATTTCCTACAACTCGCTTAGACTTGTATAGAATGTGATAACCTCCGCTTTTTGTTACGTAAACCGCAAATTTATTTTCAAAGTCTAAAATATTATCTTTTAAAGATTGATAGTATTCTTTCCAAAAATCATCTTTTTCTAACTGAGTAGAAAATACCTTAGTGTCAATATCAATTACTTCTAAAAATTCAAAACCCGTTACGATTCCAATTCCTTGCGTTGTTTGTTTCTTAAAATTAATTAAAAATTGTTCTTCGTTTAATTTTTCAGATTGGCAAATTTTCCATTCGTGGTTTGGTATTTTGTTTTCGCCAATTGTAATAACAGAAAAGTATTCTAAAAAAAGTAGTGCTTGTTGTTCATCCATTCCGCCCAATGTATTTAAAATGATAAAGCCCATTAATTTTAAGCTGGTGCGGAGCTGTCAAACTAATGAGCTTTAAATAAGTTCTTTGTGACTAATAAGTTGACTTCCGCCCAATCAACTTTCACGTTTACAAATATAGTAATTTTTATTAAATTACAAATATTTTTTTAAGTGTAAACTACTGTAAAGTGACTTTACACCTGACTTTACAGTAACTTTCTATATTTTATAAGGGTTGTAGCCGTTTTAGGTGTAAAGTTTACAGTAAATTGAATTTTAAAAATATTTTTTGTAATTATTTTTATTTTACTTACTGTAAAGTAGTTTACACTTTACACTTTACACCAAAAAAAAGCCTCACATTTCTGCAAGGCTTTCACTATAATTCATAAAATACTACAACAAATTAAATTGTAAGTTAGCTTTTATCTGTTCAACGTATTTATCACGCAAAATTAAAGCCTCTGCAATACGTTCTTTGATTTTAGCTATAATTACTTCATCACGTTGTACTTCGACCGTGTGGTGTATTTCTCTACCGTTCCAAATACCATAATTAAAAAAGTATGCTTTGTCTTTTTCAGCGCATAACATTTCCATTTGCATTTGGTACTGGTATTTTTTATCGATTTCATTTGTAGCAATCAATTCAAATAATGTTTCGGGTTTTGGGCATTTGATTTCAAGAACTGCATTATCTGAAACAATACCGTCTGGACTTGCACCCGCAAAAGTATCGTATTCAAAAAACTCGCATTCAGTAGCTACAATAAAATTTTCTTCATTCAATCGATTGAAACATTCAAACGCTAAAGGCTCATATTGAATACCTCGTTGCATATCAAACGAAACAAAGCTATCTTCTTCATTACGTCCGAATACAAGTTCACACGCCTTTTCAAATGCGTACCCCTCTCCAGTTAAACCGAGTCCTTTAATCCCCATTAATTTATTGATTTCAGAACCTGTAAAGCGTCCTAATCTTTGTTCGTACCATTCGTTACTTCGTTGCTCTATCTGTGACATATTGATTGTATTTAGTTAGTATTTCTTCATTTGTAATAAAACCATTCGTAATAGTTTCAATCGTTGCATTTGCGTTAAATGCTTTCTCAAAGTGTTCTTCTTTGAAAGTTGGTTTTTTCTTTTCGATAATAGGTGCAATTGGACTTACTACAATACCGCCTACAACTTGACCCATCATTTTGACATTAGGGTTAAATTGTAATTCGATTGTAAAACCTTGCCACGACATTAAATTTCTACTTTCAACGGCTTCAATCTTTTTTGCAAGTTGAATCATTTTAGCAATAGTTTTGCGATTTCCTGAATTTACAACCATTGGTTTAACATCTTCGACAAAGTCAATGAAATAACCATCTGTTTTGTTACCCGATACGTTAACTCCAGTTTCATAATACGCCTCTTTAATTGTGAGAATACATTTTCCTTTTTCGGAAATAATAGCTTCGACATCAACTCCAGCTAAGTGTGTTGATTTTCTGTGCTTCATACAGTCAATGTTTGTTTCTTTCATATTTGTTTTTTTTTATTGGTTACAATTTATTTTTTACTCGTAAATAATTCAAGTAAAGTTCAATGTTAAAATGTCCGTTATTATTCCAATAACTTTCGATATCTGCTAAATTCATTTTTTAAGGTTTTTAAAGTTACTTTTAAAGAACCGTTCAAAACTTGGTTATGTGATGAACGGTTTAATAGGTTTATGAGTGGCTACCAAGGTAAATCGTTAACTTCTTCATTTGGTGCGTTTGGATTCATTACGGGTGCATTTCCTAACACTTCAAT